TTGGATTGTTTTAATTCTTTATGTTCTAATTCAGTTGAATCGATAACTTCATACTCAGCATTAACAATATTATTATCTCGTATCTCTTTTAATTTTGACTCTAATTGTTTTCTAGTCATGTTATCAAGAGATGCGGTCACAACTTCTTTACGATCAATATAAAAACCACCTAATTGACCTCTTCTAAATTCAGCAACAACTGCGGGACCTAACTGTCCATTTTCAACTGCTTTATCTCTAAGTCTAGCTAATTCCCTTGAATGTTTGACAACATCAATTCTTGTAGCATCAGCATATTCTTTTTGTAATTTTTCAATTGCTTCAACTACTTTAGGATAATATTTTGGATTTCTTAAATTAGAAGCTGCAGCAGTTGCACTATGTTCCTTATATCCTGCTTGTCTAGCGCATTCTGTGGGAGTTAATCTTCCATTTTCTTTACAAAATATCTCAACAAATGATTGTTGTCTGGGACTTAACCCACCTCTATTTTTTGGCATAATTATTATATTATCTTTATTTTTTAAAAAGGTATAGTTTATTTTTACCCTAACTATTTATAATATACTAAGTATGGCTTAAAATATCCCAATAGTGTAACATATAGAAAAGTTTGCTGTTTCAATTTTGTGACATAAAAAGATATATAATTCAATAAATTAACTAAATGTAACACTGTAACAGGTGTAACACAGGTTTAAGCAGTAAAAATATTCTAGGGGGGCTAAAATAAACTATACTTTTATAAAAAGCAATATGGCTCTAGGTT